AGCTATTGGATTCTTGATCTGTAATAATCCATAGACTCTATGAGTACCAGATAGATTGCCAATGGCTTTATGATTCCATGCTGATTCTTTACTAATCAATAACTTAATGCATTTGGCTTCATGCTTTGGCATTGTTGCATTGATGTATTTTCTAGGGTCGTATTTAAATGCTTCTATTGAGCCCGTGTTTGCGTGTGTCATAGGCGCAAACAGAGCTATCACAATAGCGAGTGCTACCGAGCGACCTACCCGCAAGCGGGTCGCTCTGAGCCCCTGATGGGCTCTAGCCCTGAGAGTACCGAGTGTGTCAAGCATGTTTTAACTCCTTACAGGTAAAAGTGCTGGTCAGAGCCTTAATTGGCTCATCCTTGCGATGGGCGTGTCGCTACCCTTTTATGAATAGTACCCAGTGAGTACTCATTCTTTTGCCCGATGGATGCCCTAGTAATGGCTTTTGATCAGTCAATTCCAGTATGTCTTTTAACATGATTGATGTCTCATTCCATTTGAAGATTAAAGTGCCATTAGTTTTTAATACTCTAAAGCACTCAGCAAAGCCTTGAGTTAAATCGTCTTTCCATGTTTCTTTGTCTAAGACTCCATACTTCTTACGCATCCATGACTTTTCGCTTAGATTGAGTAAATGAGGTGGATCAAAGATAACTGCTTGAAATGAGTCATCTGGATAAGGTATAGACCTAAAGTCCATGACTTGATCAGGCTTTATGTGAATAGTCTGCCCATTGGTTAGCAGGTGTGTTTCATCCTCTCGAATGTCACCAAACAGCACACGATCATCTTGCTTGTCAAAGTAGAACGATCTCATGCTTGATGCTGGATCTAGTACTAGTTTCAATCTTTGCCCCATCCTTTGCCCTTAAAGTGAATTGGATTAGCTGTGATTATCTTTGTCATTGGTTCATTGCAGTATTGACATAAAACTATTGGTCGATTGTGCCATCCATGATTGATCTCTTGATTAAGATTGCATCGTTTGCATTTGTAGTCATAGGCTGGCATGTTAAACACTTCCTTATCATGTATGACCCACATCCAGAGCAACGGTCGATGTCTGCCTCTGTAGGTTCTTTGTCTAAGTGACCGTATTTAAGTATGAGTAGTGGCAATAGATCAGCTAGTCGGATGATGGCGCAATACTCAGCAGCATCTTCTCCTTGTCCGTTAAGCCGTAAAACCCCGAACCCCAACTCCCCAGTTTTGTCGGTTCGAGCTTTTAATTGTTTTAAATAACTGAGAGGCTGGAACGAACTTCTAGATTTCACCTCGCAGTCAAAAGGAACATTGACAATATCCTTGCCACTACCCCTTCCCACACATGCGCTAGGCCAGACAGTCGATAGGTACTGTGCGACCACACGCTCTGTGCGGAAACCTCTGTGCTTCCTGTGTTGACTAGCCATTTACCGCATGACATTTACGGCACTGCCATGCACCCACTACAGGCTTTTCTTCACGAATGATAATGTTAGCAACAATGTCTCTAGCCTCTGTTGGCTCATTACATAATTGACAGTTGATAATTTCTATGAATGGGATGTCATCAAAGTTAACCCATCCACCTAGTCCATCTGCGTTATGTATCTCGATGTAACCCATTATGCTCTCGCCTTCTGTGGTTCCCATGTGCCTTGACTACTTAGCTGATACCACTTCGTAGGGCATTTGGGCTCTGATCCACCAACACCCATGTGTCGGCAGAAGTAGCCACCCCATGCTCGCCCATTCTTGTTGCCATCCTTAAACTCCATGTCTCCATGCTTGCAGCTTGGCACTACTTTCTCTGTGCCTAGAATGTCTGCAACTGTGTTAACAGCATCTTGCATAGTTGCCGGTGCTGGCACTGCCTTAATGGATTCATCCTGCTCACCAAATGGTGTGGTCCAATAGTCTTTTTCAACCTTAGGCGCTGGAGCCTTGACTACCTTTGTCATTTCTTCGCGGCTTGGTCTTTTTCCTTTAGGTGCATAACCTGCATTTGCAAGCGCTCTGCCGATCGCCGAAGTCTCACAATTCTCCAATGCTGAAGTCTGGTTAACACCTCGACTAGTAACTGTTTCTTCAGCCAAACCAGTCGCCCACGCAACACTATCTGAAGCAGTCTTAAATAGATAAGCCTTAACAATGTATCGATTGCTCTCGATAACTTCCAACTCAGTTGATACACGAAAATCTGGATAGTCCTTAATAAATTTCTCAAGTCGCACCTCTACTGGTTCATAGTCCGCTAAATTAAACATAAAGTTCATTCTCCTCTGTCGCGAGCATGCCACCTAAACTGGCATAGCTGCACATGTCCACCCAGTTGTCGAGGTGCTGTGCTGATTGATTAGTTCTTGCAAGTTTAACAAGTACCATGATCCCTGCCACCTGATAGTCATGTACTGGCATTTGTAAGTATGCACTAATGAGCATTGCGGTATGTTGCAGGTTATCTGCTGGGTGACCGTATGAAAGGCCACGCTCAGAGATTGTGTCTGTTGCACTTTGTAGTATCTCTTTGGCTTTCATTCTGCCCAAAATTCTTGGCGATTGACTGCCCTGCCTCGATGATAACCCTCGCGCAGTCCACGCTGATAGTTATTGTTTGCAATTGTCTCATAAATCAAAGCTAGTGTGAATGGAATTACTGCTAAGAAAATAAAGAAAAACCATGTATCGCTCATCTTGCTCCTATCGCACTAGCGCCCTCGGCTAGTGACAGGCTTAGTGTTGCACAGCCATCCGACTATTTGTGTTTAATTTGATAACGAAATGATAACGATTCTGCCTCATCGACTGCATCGTCAATAGTCTTACGGACAGGAAAGATGTCTCTAACGAGGTCGTCCATAGACCTTGCCATTGACTATGAATGTGCCGTTCTTCTCAATGTAGATTAGATCGACTTGGACATTCTTATTGTGGACATACATGATGGCAAATGCCTGTTGCCAATTAGCCGTTCCCTTGGTGTATGCGGCCTGTTTGAAGTCCATTAGGTTCCCTACCTCAACACCATGGAGAACACGCCCCAAACGGCCCCCTATGGCTTCTGAGAAGGATGTACGCCCTGCCCTGTGGGTATGCCCAGAAATAATGTTAGTGCCGGTACGCCTAGCAGCTTCCATCGCGCTTAGTCCACCCTGTGATTTGATAGGTGTGTGATCGCCATGCACTGCTACCCAGTTAGGTGCAAGCACCATAGGCTTTTTGTGGAAGGTAATCCCAAGCTCATCAAACTTCATAAACTTCTCAAAGCGAAGCTCTGGCAAAGATAGGAAAGATGGTATCTTTTTCATGATGATGTTGTAAATTCGATCCGTATGATTGGATCTTATGGAATCAGTCACGCCCATCTCCCAAAGCAGTTCGACACAGCGATCACGATCATCGCCTAGAGTCTGCTCATAGGCTAAAGGTGTGCCATCTGACCACTTGCTTATAGTTTGGAAGTCGATCTCATCGCCAATAGTGACGGTTTGATCTGGCTTAAAGGTTTGTAAGAATTTAGCAATGTTGCGTGTTACATGAACATCCTCAAAAGGTACTTGAAGATCAGACAAAATAACTATTCGCTTAATCGTCATCCTCATCTTCGTAATCGCCGAACCTTTCTGGCTCGACTGGAGATGGCAAGATCCACGCTGGATAAGCCTGTGGCTCTGTGATCATAAACAAAGCAACAGACTCAGTAAAACCTGCCTTACGCAAGGCCTTCCAGTATTCGTGTAACGCTATACAATAAGCCTCAAGTGCTGTGTAGCCTTGATCTTCTAATGCCTTAGTTTCTTTTCTTGCCATAGGATAATTGTCACTTCTCTAGTATGCGAAGGATGGTATCAACACGCCCACGAAGCTCTGAAATTTCATCACGCATCGATGAGCCACCGTTATTTTTTAATTCGCTTAGGTAGTGCTTTACTAGCCACCGCACCGAGCCAATAAATGAACCAATAACGGTCGTGGCAGCAACAGCAAGAGCCGCCATGTCCTGCGCAGTCATTATCTTTTAGGTGAGGCATAACCAAAAACGCCTGAAAGTATTGACCACAAGATTGCTCTGTAGTCTGCATCGAAATTAGTTGCTGACCATGCTGCAAGGAAGGCTCCAGCTGCAAGGACGATAGGATTCTTTAGATTCATTATTCTCCGCCTAACATAGGTATTTGATAAAATTCACCCAGTAAGTCAGCTTCTTTCTTAAAGCTGAAATGCACATGGTGAACATGTTTGTTAGCCCCTGTGTACTTGCGCCACTTCCACCGAAGGATAGGGGAGCAGATTTTCCCGTCAAAAATAATGTAAGCAATACGCTTCTCAGATCCTTTTTTACAGGCTGCACGAATTTGATCAACAAGGTCGGGCATGAGGTCGGGCTTGGCTTTTCCGGATAGGTTACGATCGATGTCGATGGCGCGTACCCAGCCTTGCTCATCTGGATTATGATCAGACTTACGAGCACCATGTCTGGTATCACCGATCCAACCATCCGATGTGCGGTCACGATCTGGGTAGGCATCATCGAACTGCTCACGAAGCTGAACTGCTGCTCGGCTAAGTTTAGGCTTCATCTATAAGACTCGGTGTGGATTGTTCCGCTTGCATAGCGTCATAGGCAGATTTCAACATTGAGGTAAACTCGCCGTTGCCTCGGTCAATGATTGCGTGTGTCTCTATTCCATTTAGAGTTTCGACCTCAATAAAAGTTACATTTTCCATTTTACAACTCCGCACTGAATCCTAGGTAGCCTGTTGAATTATTGTTTTGATGCAAAAAGTAAGGACGATACTGGGTTATTCCAGATGCCACAGTAATCCCAACATTTGTAACTTCTGGAGTTCTTTCTCCCAGTACGACATTGGTAACTGTAATTCTTGAATTTGTTC